TATTACTGCCCTGTTGATAGCCTCCAGCAGGTTCGTCATCATCTTGGGCAGGTTCGGTAATTGTTTCGTCATAAATAGTCGTAGTCTGGGCGTGTTCCGCAGGAGTCGTTCCCCTGTAACCCCTGATTACATAAAGCAGGTTGGTTGAGATAGCCCAGATACACAGTAGCTCATCCCCAATTTTAATAACATCGCCTACCGCAAACTTAGTTCCGTCTGCGACATTCAGTTCTATCGAGGCTGATGCCAGTGGGTTATCCTGGACCGTATCGGTGCTATCTGCATAAGAGGCGAACCCCGTTATCTTCCAAAGTTTTGCTGTGGCACCGTTCTGCGGAGCTCCATTATAAATAAAAGTTCCGTTGATTTCTCTATTCATTATAATCCTCCCTGCAGCTTAACTTTTTCCGTGAGGTGGTCTATCACGCTTTCACTGACTTCTCTTCCATCAATATAAATCTGAATGATGTTTTGGATTGGAGCACGACTACCTCCTCGTGAAGCTCCAAGGAACATCTCCCCGCCATGTGCCATAATAGGTACGGGTTGACCGATAGGGCCGGGCACTACTCCCCCATGTTCGAAAGATAGCATCCCGGCGATGGCATCAAGCGCAGACTGGCTAACGAACGGGTATCTTGCCAGCTCTACCTCTCCCATGTGCGCAATATAATATTTAGCAAAGTCCTGCGCCTGCTCCTTGGATGGAGCATTACTGTAAGCCATGGCCAATGCCAGCCCTCTCTCCATTTCGTAGTTCAGCCGTTCCTGCTCATCCCCCTGGGCTTTTATTGCATCGGTCACACTATCCAGCCTGGTAACAAGAAGTCCCGATGCTGAGGCCGCTTCTATCTCGGCCTCGGAATAGAGTATAGTCTGGTAGACAACTCCTTCAATCGTCTCCTCGGATATAGCCAGTGCCTTCTTCATTTTGTCGATGGCATCTATTGCCGGTAGTACAGCATCAGTATATTCCTTCAGCCTTTCCTCTCCTTCGAATAAACCATCGACCCAAGCCATAAGAGGATTGATGGCCTCTTTGATGGTATCGCCCATATCTTCAAAAGAGGGCAGAGCTTGTACACGGATTGCCGAGGCGATATAAATGGCTATATAGCCCAGTGCGAACATGGCAGCAGCCATTGATCTTATGGATGTCTGCACGCCAAATGCTACCGTACGTGTAGTAGTCAACATTATGTTCAACCTTTTAATACCATCAATCGCTTGTGGTAGAAAACCAAGCGCCAACAATAGCCCGCCCCCGACTGTCAACAACCCCGCCCCTGCCATAGCTCCCATTGTGCCCATTCTTAGTAGTTCAGGGTTGGTCTCTTTTAGATTCCTGATGAAATCACTGAGCCTCCCAATTGCTGGCGCCACTGCCTCAGATACTACTGCACCTATACTCTCCTTCAAGTCGCTGAGATTGTGCTGCATTAGCTTCATTTGCCCCGCCATCGTCTGCCCGTATGCCTCAGCCTGGCCAGCGAACATCTGCCTGAGCATCATCCACTTTTCTTCTTCCGTTTGCGCCGCCTTAAGGGCAGGTATCATTCTTTCCACCATGCCCCAATTACCACTTAGGGCGTAACCCAACTTGCTCGTAGCACTGGAAAGGTCTTCACCCCTGGCTGCTGACATGTCCATGGCCACCGTTAATAGATCTTGTGCTTCTGCTAAGTTATCCGTCATAGTGATAAGCTGGGCTAGTGATTCCCTCTGTTCATCATCCGCTATAGCTGTCTTCTGCTGTTGCGCATCAATCCACCCCTCCAGGCTATCCTTCACCTGGTCATACTCGATGCCCATGTTATGCATGGCGGTAGAAAGCCTGACAATGCCAGCCTCTTCCTCGGCGGCTGCTTTCATGGCGGAGCCCAGTGCCGCGGTGATACCAGCGCCAGCGCCCATCATAATACCGCCGGCAATCTTAAATTGCTTGGACATGTTCTGGATTTGCCCAGTTATGCCTTTGAGCTGCCGGCTGGCTTCATCTTTTGCGCTCACCAAAACTGCAATTTCTGCTTTCGCATCTGGCATTATTTCGACCTCTGTTTATAGTATTTAGCCTCGGTGTTCAAGTACCGAATGATGTTGGCCACCATTTCAGCAGGACATTCCTGCAGGTCCTGGTAGCTCCATCCCATCTCCTTCATCACCATGTATTCGATATACGCCTTGGGCACTTGGTGAGGCTTGGATTCTATCTCTTTCTCTGCCTGGTCACTGGCTTCAAAAAATGCCCACAGGTCGTCATCGAAATCTAGACTTTTGGGGATGGGTTCCGCTTATTGATAGCTTCGATGATCTTGTCGGCCGTGTTGATGTCCAGCTGCCGGATAAACTCCTCGTTCACAGGCGCTATCTTGCCATCTTTATCTTTCAGGCTCCATGCCTTAATGTTAATCAACAGCAGCATGATATTCCCCGTCTGCAGGTTCACCTCGACATTGGGAACGTTCTTGACCTGCCCTGGCTTCAGTTGCTGCTGCAGCTGCATGTAGGCGGCTACCAGCTTCTGATGGTCTCCGTAGGACATGCGCCGCTTAACATCGACCCAGTCCTCGTCTCCCAGCTTAATACGGTCTACTTCCTCATAAACAAAATGTCCCATGATAGCCTCCTACTCAATTTATGGTAATGTCTCTACATCGTTCTGAACTGCGACTTCAAACAGCTTGGTGTAGTTAGTACCTCTCTGGGATGATAGGGTAATCTCGACCACATCCTCGCCATCCCTCTCCGAGAGTGTGGCAAAGTCGGTGTAGATACCGCAGACATCCAGGGTAAGCGTTTTCAGGGCGTCTACATCTCCTACCAAGCTGCCCTCCGCCTCTATCCTGATCAGCCGCATGGTCTCGCCATCGAATAAGACTCTCTCAGCCTCCGCCGCGCTGTTGAAGGCAAACGTTGCCCGCAGTTCCACTCCCTTGAACATCTCGGCATAGCTGCTGAAGTCAATGCTGCCGTCGGCATACCGCTTTGGCGCCAGTCCGGTGTTGATGGTGTAGGTGAACGAGATTAGGGTGCTGGACTTCTCAGTTGTGCCGATGGTGCCATCCTCATCATCAATATATAGCTTTGCCTTCTGCGTGGGTATGGACTCAACGGTCGGCGGGCTGATTGCCCCGGTAAAGCTGACTGCCGTCATCTTCCTCCCGAAGATATCTCCCCGCATCCTCATGGCCTCGCCCATGGCGCCGCTGATTTCTATGCTCCGGGCCATGCAGAACTCCGTCTCCCAGGCCTGGACATCATCGCCGTACTCGATAGTGAAGCTATCGAATGTGCCGGCGCCCGTCATTGCCGGGGTGAATGTCCACAGCTTGGCAGAGGTGTCTACCGTGGAAGGCGTGACATTGCCCAGGACGCCCATGTGCAGCAGATAGAGAATCTGCTCAAAGGTAGCATCCCCTTCAAAGGTCAGCTCCGCTAGGTTGGCCACCTTGACGCTGCGGCTGAACTCTGCCAGGGTGCCCCGCTCTTCCACCGGCCGGTGAATCGTAGGGCTGCTCTTCATGGTGAGAGCTCCCAGCAGGGCTGCAGATGCCGCTACTGCCGTGCCTTTTGTGGCTTCCTCCCCGATTTGTATCTTGCGAAAAGCTCTCTGACCCATCTTCCTGTTACCTCCTTATGTGGTCTCGTATTTCTTGGGAAATATCGTTAGCTTGGCTCCGCTTAAAAAAGACGACTGGGAGGCATAGGTGTCGGAGAAGTCCCAATCGCCGATGTTGATCTGATAACCGATGCTCGCCCGGGATTCCTTCATCAGCTCTATCCCGGCCCGGATATACCTGTAGAGCTTGCGCTTCAATGTCTCGGTATCCTGGTCGGTGGCCAGGAAGATGATGTCTATCGCATGCTCAGCCTTCATCCATCCCTCGCCCTCATTCTCCGGCCGGCCCCGGCGCCCCAGCACAATGCAGGCAGGGAATTCGGGCACCTCCGCCTGGTACTCGATATACCAGGCCTTCATGTCCTCGATGGTGATGCCGTCATCGTACTCGGTATTAAGAGCTGTCACCTTGGCGGCAAAGTTATCATCCAGATAGGTCTTAACGGCGTCTACGGCGCCCTCTATCAGTTCCAGTGCCATGCATTACTCCTTCTGGATTGCCTTCAGGTGTGACGTGCCGGCGCCTATGGTCGGCATGAGGTCGGCAAATTCCCTTCTGGCTTCTTTCACCAGGTACTGGTGAATAATCTTAGTCCACCTGGTCTTATCACCCTCGGTAAGCTCGATTAAAGGTCTCCGCGGCAGCTTGGTACGTGGCGCCGTGCTCTGGTGATACTTACCATAGGCCAACATCATGATCTTCAGCTCGAGAGGCTTAATATCCTCATACCCGGACTTCCCTCCAGTCAACACATCACGGAGGTCTCCGGTACGAACCATGATCTGCAGAGGAAAGCCACGACGCTGCTTCTCTTCTATCGTGGAACTGGCCAGGGGCTGCCATCCCCCGGAGCCATAGCCGCCCTCGGACTCGAACTGCTTCTTCTCTATTTCATGGAAGTCACGGACTATCTCCCGGAACGGTTCGCTCAGGTCCTTCACGCTTTCAGCAAAGCGTGAAAAGCTGCGTACCACCTGCTGATCGCCCATAACATCAAACTGCAGATGTGCCATCAGAACTCCATATCATTCGAACTCTTCCGGAACGCCGGGTCAGGGTAGGCTGATTGGTCAGCCACATCGGTATAATAGCTTCCCACCGGCGATGAGCTGGATCCCGGCGCCAGCTCCGCGGGGATCTCTCCCCGGCGCAGTGCGTCCAGCTTGTCCTTGTAGACCTTATAAAGAGCGTTGCCGTGTGGCGTGGCGCCTACCTGAGACTCGGGAAACATGCCCATCTCTGCCAGGGCAGCAGCTCCCATAGCGTTGACCCACTTCAGGTGTTCTACGAAGTTCGCCGGGCTGGTGGCCGGTACCGTGTAACCCTGGCTCTGCAGGGCGTTATCGATGTCGGCTGCCACCTGGTCTATCAGTTCGTTGACCTGGTCTTCCGTGGGAGTAGTGTTAGCTGAATATGTCCGCTTGGGGTTATGGACTTTCAAATCATCAATATCACAATACGGCATCTCTATAATCTCCCAGCTGTTCTGACTTCAACCCTGTCCAATCTGGTACAGGATAGTCCATCAGCTCCTGAGCGTCACTTCCGGTATCAAAACTTAAGTCCAGCCTTACTCTGTATTTCATGTCTACCACACTCCAAATAAATGCTTTTCTGTATCGCAAACATCGTTTAGTTCCGCAGTACTCCAAAGCGTAGAGAATACTCTAGGCAATGCTAGCCCCCCATCAAATTCAGAACTATTATCACCAGCCCTAGCAATGAACTGACCCATCCCTGGCATTGTGTTTGCCACATTGGGAACTGCGTGGTCTGCCTTAGTTGAAACTAATGCTTTGTCTATATAAAGTCGAGTGGTTGTCGCGCCATCAAAAGTAACTGCCACAAAGTGCAATGCCGCAATGCCAACTACTGATGCGCTGATGTGGTCATTAGCATAAAACCCGCAAGCTATATAACCGTTAGTAGAAGTAAGCCAGAGCATATTTGCACGGTTGCTTTGTTTATTGCCCCACGAAATAATGTGTCCGTTTTTGGTGTGAGAATCAGGTTTAACCCATGCCATTTTTGTAAAGGGTGCATCGACAGTAGGCAGCCCCGTAGTTCCAAAAGCAGTTCTGTCATCAACGCCATCATAGTCCAGATACCAAAGCCCACTAGGCAACCTCTTCCAAGTTGCCCCTGTTATTGTGCCATGATTACCATAAGGGCTGCGGTCATATATTCTACTTCCACCGCCAGGTAAACCTGGCAGATAGAGAACACAGCCTAGTTCAGGGGGGTTAAATATCAGGTGGTTGTTATCTCTTTCCTCTAGTACTGTACGCATTAAGTCCTCCGGTATAAAGCCCTGATATAGCTGGAATTTTTAGTTTTGCCCGATGCTGTCTCACCTCCAGCTCCGCCGCTCTTGATCATTGCCCTGACCTGGAAGCTTGCACCGGTGCCAAGGAAGTTCCCGGTCGGTGCAAACCTTCCGGAGGCGGTGACATCCTGATAGGCGGAGGCATCGGCTGCCCGGGTCTGCTCGGCAATCAGGTCCTCCCAATCGGTGCCATTATCGGAGCCCTGCCATTTCCACAGCACGCTCTCCGAGGCGCCGCTGGACTTGATGGCCATGGTCAGCCCCAACTCTATCTCTTCCAGAGTATGACCGGGCAGGTTATAGAAGGTGATTGTCTCCACGGCCTCGTAATCATCCGTGGTGGTAGTATGCTCGGCGGAGTACTGGATACCATCCGTAGTGAGAGCACCCTTTCCGAAGGGATGCCTCACTTTCTCTTGCAGCTCGTTGTCCACCTTGATTGCATCCGAGTCATCATTAGTGAGCTCGTCTCCACCTGATGTGACCAGGCGCACCTTACCGATGACATTGGTGCCGGCTGCCAGGACTATCCCGGTAAGTATGTCTTTCAGCCGACGTAGCAGCGTGTATTCAGTGGGCGTCTCCTGGACTTCCCCCATCTGGTTAGGCGCTATATTAATCTTGCCATCGTCATCTACTGATAACCTTTTAGGGCCACCACTATCGCTCTCCCCTGCGATTTGTGGAGTCAATTTATCCTGATCTGTAACTGCCATCGCTTACCCCCTTTTTAGTTCTTGCGGTCAGTTTCTTCATATCAACCAAGGCTTGCTCAGCTGCCTCCAATGAGGGACCCACAGTCACCTCTATGGCATTTTCTTCAGAGATTGCTTGGAGTAGCTCCGTAGGCACCTTATTGACTTTGGCAGGCTCTACTCTCAAGCCTATCCGCTCCCCCTTCTGGAAGAGTATTTCAGCTGCATCTATGGGAGCCTGCGCCTTCAGTGTGTCCAGGTCATCCTCTTCGATATTGACCTTGCCGAAGATAATCACGTCGACTAACATCATTGCCTCCTTTATTTCTTGAGAAATATCTTGTGCCCTTTGTAGACGAGGGGAACGCCTCCGCTCCCCTCGTGTGGCAAACAACACAAGCCTTCAAGTCTAGGCGTCGACTATCTTGATGGCCGTGCGCGGGTCACCATAGCCAACCTGGAACCGGCAGTCCACGCCGTACAGGAACGTCTTGTGCAGGAATACGTGGCTGTCGTTCGGGTTATCCACCTGGTTAAACTCCGCATTCTGGCGGTTCTGGAAGATGATGGGTTTCACCTCTTCCGTGGTGCACAGCAGGTACCAGTCGAGGACATCGCTGTCTATCCATGGTGAAGAGATGATGTTCTTGATAAACTCCGATTCAGTCCTCTGCTGCCCGGCCACATCCGCCTTCAGAGCCTCCCTGATAGCGACGTACATACTCGGGCTACAGACGATGGTATCCGGTACCAGGTTCATCGGTTTACCCCAATCATCCTGATAAGCAGCCATGGCCACCATAGCTGCCGAGATGGCGGCTCGGATTTCTGCCGAACTCCCGGAGTAGGCGCCGCTCAAGAGGTTATCGATATTAGCGCTCGCCCCGATCGTCCTGGTATCGGCAAACATCGCCGTGCCGTCATAGGCAAGCAGGGTGGCTCCATCGTCGAGCTGGCTGAAAACCTTCTCGAAGATGAAGCGGAGGTATGCCCTGGCCAGACTGCGAATCCTGGGAGTGACCATCCCGAGTTTATCATCCCGGATGGCGTTCCTCTCCACCTCGACTGTAGCCTCCCAGTCCTTGTTGGTCAGCGTGTAGTCGAAGTTGCGCAGGCCGTGCAGCTGCCGCTGGTCTTTCCACTCCGACATGGAGGGGACGGCGCCCAGCCAGTTATAGGTTTCCTTTTCCGTGGTGCTGTCGAAGACAGTGGCTATCTTTTTCCACGTGGCCATGTCCTCCTGGTATTTGCCAAGAGCGTCCTTGAAGATAGCCCTGAATCCAGTTCGCACCGCGGCTAACGTCTGAGAATTGACAAGCATTTCTTAAATCTCCTTTCTCTTTATTCAGCCCTTTGGGCTATCCTCAGGCTTCCTTCGCCCAAGTGCCGACTATTTTGGTGATGATCCAGCCATCAGCCCCATCCCCGACGATCTCGACCATATCGCCATATAAAGCCGTGGCCTTGGTGTTGATGAGGTCTTTGTTGTCAACGCCAGTGCCCAAGCCGCCACCACCTATCCTATCGGCTGCGGCAGGGCTAATGGTGATGATGTTATTGCCGTCAGCTCCGGTGTTCCAGAACTGGTAAACCAGCCCCTTGGCTGTTGACGGCAGGGTGAATACCTTGGCATCGGTGGCAATGGCAAACTTGGTGCCGGATTCCGTTACCTTCACGGTATAATTATCCGTCTTGGTGACGAAGTCGAGCGGGCCTTTCGCATTGCGCTCCTTCGCTACTGCCGGGCCGATGTTAATCCAGCCTGATGTCGTGCTGACATACTCAGTAAGGATGCCTACCGGTATGCTGTAGGTACCCGGTACATCGTCCATGTTGTTGTCGTCCACCAGGTACATCATCTCGCCGACCATGACCTGCGTAATGCTGCTGGCGACAAACAGGAATTCGCCTTCGGTAAAAACACGGACCCATTTATTACCAGCTCCAGCGCTGTCATCGACCTTCTCCATAGCCACTCCCGCAAAACGCAGGCCAACCGCTGATGCGGCTACTGGGAAAGCTACGGCAAGACCAGCCTCGTTAATGGCCACAAAGCTACCCTTGTAGATGATGTCCGTCCCCATTAGGTAGGATTTTAACCCGCCTACCTTTCGGGAGGTTTCAATATCTGCACTTAAGATAGTCATTACCTGACCTCCTTAGCTTCGAGTTTTCTTTCCTCCGTCATGGACTCATCGGAAAGCCCGAGCTGGCTGGCCACGCTCTTGTCAGTTCCGGAAAGCTCCGCGACTTCGGCTTCTTCACTGGTGCCGATCTCCCCGAGGGAGACGACCTTCGGCTGGGCTTCGACAAACGCTGCGAACCCCTGGGGATCTTTCAGCGCGTATTCCTCAGCCCATTCTCTCTGAGCCGGGACTAACTTGCCGGCGTTGATGGCTTTGGTGATGACTTCATCACGATCTCTCTCTGCCAGCCTCGTCTCCAGATCAGTCACCTTTTTGCCCACCTGCTCCGCTTCCGACAGGGAGCTGTGAGCGCTGTCGGCCTTTATCTTGATGCCCTTGGCGGCCTCTAGGACCTGCTCCTCAGTAGCATCTTCGGGAAGACCATACATTTCTCTGAGTTCCTTTAACATGAGTTCCTCCTTTTTGTTTTCGGTTTCGTTGTCGGTCTCTGGGACCGGCGTGTAGGTAAGTTCGACCTTTACCTGCTTATCGAAGTCAAAGGCGATAACGCCTTCTCCATTCATCGTGAACGGTAGCCTGAACATCCCGGCCGGCGTATCGACGATAATAGCATCATCGTAGATATCCCTTACCCAGGATTCTTTGTTAGCGATGGAGGCGGTCTGGGCATAGTATGCCTGCCTGACCTGATCTATCTTTGCCTGCAGGCTCTCCTCGTGCTGTGTCTCCTTGGCAAGCATCGCTTTCAGCCTGCCCTTGATTTCGCTGGCAAACGTCCGGAAGGCAGGGGCTCCGACTCTCCCCTTGATCTTGTCCTCTACCTTGGAGAGCCATTCCTCCAGACCGGCTGACAGCTCATCATAGCTGACCTCCGACTTCTCGCCCATCTCGTAGATAACGATGTCCAGTTGGTCTTCCTGGTTATCGCCATACTGGGCAATGATATCCTGCAGAGTCTTCACCGCGGGGATATCTCCACCGAGGAATGACACTGCCTTCAGCACCAGGGGATAGACCTTGCCTCCCATCTCATAGTCATGGTAGACCTCGGAGCTGACCTTCTTATAGCCCCCGGCCTTCACGATATCCCCTATCTTCTTGGGAACATCCCGGATGTTGGCCACCAGCTTATCTCCCACTCTCTTCAGGGACTCAATCCAGCCGGCAGCCGGGTATCCGTCTTTCTGCAGCAGCTTCTGCCCTGCGTCATGCCCGAGCTTTACCGGAGGCTCATAGTTCAGCTGCTTGTTGCCGGTAAGCTCCTTGAAGGACTTGACTACCTCGTCCAGGTCCTTCTTGGTGTAGGTCTTCGTCTCCGGCGTGCCTCTCCAGGTACCTACCGCCAGGACCTCCACATTATCGATATCGACTGTCTCTATATTCTCGTCCATGTCCCTTCTCTCGCCGATTTCTTTAGCTCTCATCCTGATTCCACATTCAGGGCAATTCTGAGTATTGCATTTGATATTCTCAGCCACCGTTACTTCTTTGCCACAGTCAGGGCAGACACAGATATGCTCACCATGTGGATGTGCTAATTCTTCGAGCTTTACCCAGTTGCCATCGGCGCCCTGCTTATAGGCCTCCTTCACGGCAGCCCAAGCAGTAGCTGCAGCCTTCGCTTCATCTTTGTCATACTGGTCATAGGCGCTGTTAAAAGCGGATATCCATATCTCCTGGGCATGCTTTGGCAATCCCTTAATCTGATCCGGTGGTTTATCTATCGTGTAAGGCATCAGGCTACCTCCTTCGCTGACTTTATCTCAGTGCGCTCGAGGTGGATGCACGGCAGGCCTTCATCATGCCGGCATATCTCCAGGTCGACAAAGGATATCTCCTCGTTGGCTGCTCCCGGGTTCATGTTCTTGGCCTTGCCCACCATGCCATGGGCTTGAGCTAGTAGCGCCCGGGCATCCTCTTCCCTGTCAAAAGACATGTCCAGCCTAACCCTGTATTTCATTGCCGTTTTACCTCCTTGCCGGCGTCTCCGCCTTCGCTATAAATACGAGCACACAGCGGCACAGCTCCCTGCCTTCACAGTCCGGGTTGCCGCTGGCATATTTCGCCGTCCAGGGATCGTCATAATCCCATTCCTGCCCGTCCAGGGAAGCGCAGCTGGAGCATGTGTGAGCGTCCATGATGGCGGAGTACTGCACCCTGTCAATATCATCCTTCTCTTTCTCCGCCTCGATTCTGCGTCCGAAGTTGAAGGCCTCAGCGACCGAATATCGGGCGGAAGCAATAAGCTCTTTATCAGACAGGTCCATTAGTGTGGACTTCAGTCCCTTCTTGTCGACTACCCCGGCTTTAATCTGCCTGAGAGCTTCAAAGCTGGTAGCCGTCTTCAGCTTGTTAGCCATGACGCCGGCGCTGGCCTTCGTCCTGGTCTTCAGGAACTCGGCAACCATCTCCTCGTCATCACCAAGCGGCGACGGTACCTCGGCCATCTCGGTATGCTTCTGAGCGGACAGCTCCTTCTTTACCTGCAGGCGGCCATAGTTGAACATATCCTTGAGGACCCCGGCCATCTTGTCGGCCATCTGGGTCTGGTACCTCACCTGGATATCCTCAATCTTACCCAGCTGCTTCTTCTCGATAATCTTGGTAGCCGTCTCCACCAGGTTATCGATCTGGCGTTCCATGACATCCTTGGTGGCGTCAACGAACTTCTCTCCGCCGGAGTCAAGAACCTTCTCAATCTCATCGAAGGCTACAAAGCCCTCGGCATAGGTCAGCTCGCGGCGCCGCTTCGGGACCTCGGCTGACTGGAATACCTTCCGCTCCTTATTCTCGTCTTTATCCGGAGTATCGGGCCCCGGGTTCTTGTCTGGCTCCGGCTCTTCGGCCGGCTCCTCTTCTGCCTTGGGCGGCAGCTTGAGCATCGCCCGGAGGTCATTCTCCAGGTCATCATCCAGAGTTAGTGCGCCTTGTCCAATAAGCCCGGTGATGGCTTCGGCGTAATCCTTGACATTCCTGGTTTCCAGACCGGAGACCGTCAGTCGGGGATAGTGGTCAACGTTATAGTTATAATTCACCAGCTGGGGGATAGCGTACCGATTGGTGGTATCACAGATGTTGATCCCCACGGACCTCAGCGCCATGAGGAAAAAGGAACTCTGGTCTCTGGCCAGGGCAAAGCTGCCCACATCGCTGGAGCCGAGATTCAGGAACTGTGCCAGCACGGACCTCGCTATCATCTTGTCATGGTGCTCTATCGAGGGCATCACACTCCGTATGCTGCCGGTCAATCCCTCGATGGTGAAGCCGTAATCTTCAGCCAGGCGGACGTACATCTGCTCATGGGCGTAAAGTCTCTGCCCTATCTCGTCCAGCCTATTTTTATCATCATCCTTGGCGTTCGCCGGGTGCGTGAATTTAGGCACGCCGGTGGCATGCCGCTCCGCCGAGATAGCATCTATCCTGTAGAGCTGGTCTTTGTAGTACCAGTGCTTATAGGCTGCTCGGAGTATGGATATTCCCTCGAAGTTGCTGCCCTCTTTATCGTTGGTGTAAATGAGCAGCTTCTCGGCCGGGATGGGTATCATCTGATAGTTGCTGCCCCGGTAGGCGTACTGAGTGATGCCTTTCAGCCCGCCATTCTCGTCCATATCCCAGCTGTAGATGGTTTTCGGCAGTCGCGGCGCCAGCTTGCGGTACTTCACCATGCCGTCCTCGATAATCCACACCTTCTCAAAGACCATAAAGCCGGCCCACAGCATGATCAGGGCATGCTTCAGGAAGCTGTCCCAGGTTATGGTCATCTCTTCAAAGAAATTGTTCTTTACAAACTCGGCTATCTCCACGTCCTTGGAGTCATCGCTGGCAGGCTCGACATCCCAGGTGGCCGACCTCAAGGGAAGCTCACATACCAGAAGAGTAGCCTTCACCTGGCCGTCCGACCGCCGCATCTTGTCAAAGACAGTTAGCCCCTTGGAGCCGCGGAGGTCAGCGTTATATTCCTCTTCTACCAGCTGCCCCGATATGAAAACAGTTCCTGGGACGCCGTGCTCTTCAACCGGCGGCGCAGGCTTCTTACGCTCTCTGAACACCTGAGTGAATATGCTCATTAAAAGTCCCTTCTCCTTATGCCTCCGAAGGCCAGCTCTGATTTACCCTTAACGGCGCCACTGCTCTCCACCTTGCCCGGCTCGCCCTGCTCAAAGAGTTCCGTCAGGGCCCAGACCAGGGCGTCCATGCGGTCAGGTGACCTGTCCCCGGGCACCCATTCGCACATCTGGTCTTCCAGCTCAGGGAAGACACCTACGTGGTGCACCCGGCCCTGCTCGTATAGAGCCGATATCGGCTCCGCCCTGACCAGCTTGCCCCGGCTGGCTCTAACCTGCTTGAAAGGCACTCTGGAATCTACGCTGTTTATCGTATGTTCGACCATGTCACCGCCATTATTGACCTCACCGATGACCCGGTCCGCTCTGAACTTGTAAAAGCCGGTGATGGCGGCGCTCGCCCATCCGCCGGGTGAGGCCTTAACCGTCAAGTCATCCAGGACATATCCGTGAGTGGATCCATTAACGTTGGCTATGCCGGCGACGACAATCCCTGTCTCGGAAGATGTCTCCGTGTTGCTGGCCTCCGGGTCTACTCCTACTACTATGCGCAGGAGGTCGGGAGCTTCCCTGACCCTCAGCTCGTCAATTTGCTTGCGCTTCCAAAGAGCATCCGGGTTGTCTTCCAGTATCTCTCCTGCCAGCTCCTGCCAGCCTATCCGGGTGCCCTCGTATCTACTTAGGATATACTTCAGAAAGTCCGGCGCCAGATTAGCCCTGTTTTCCAGGGTATGCCCTCTGGTCACCGCTGTCCTCACATCCTGCACCAAGGTCTTGATTATTGGTATCGGCCGCGGTGTCGTAGTAACCACGGCCTGCGGCTTCTCGCCAATGCGCAGGCCGAACATCAGGTTATCCCATGTCTCCTGGGGATACTTAAACTTGGCCAGCTCGTCTACCCAGGCCTTGGCATGCTGGGGACCGCGGAGCTGATCCGGCTCGTCTCCGGAGTAGATGATCGCCATGGCGCCATTCGGCCAGGTCAGCCGGCGCTTGGAAGGTTCATACTCCGGCATGAACCAGGGCGGCGAAACGTTGAGGATCGCCGACTCGCCGACCTCCACCATGGTGTCCCGGACATCCCCCTTCGTCTGACCTACAAGTGCTATTGGTGAGAAGTCATGTGCCCACCGATTGACCAGCTCGGCACCGGTCCGTGTCTTGCCACCGCCGCGCCCGCTGAGCAGCAGCCAGATATACCATTCCCAGTCCGGGGGCATCTGGTTAGGGCGTGCCCAAAATGACCAGTCATGAAGCAGGACCTCCGCTTCCTTCTGGCTGAGATTCTGTATTGCTTTCCGCCTCTCCTGCTCGGGCAGCAAGGCGATCGAGTAGGCTAATGAGTTTTCCTTTAACATCTACGTCCACCTCAAGCGGACCGCCGTTATTCCCTCCGACCTGGTATTTCTCGGCATACTTGGACGGGTTCAGTGCCTTCAGCGTGAAGATAGAAGACCTGATCTGGTCGGCGTCCATCTTCGCCCGGCCCCTGGCATGCAGGATAAGGCGAGACGCCAGCTCATCCTCTACCCTTGACTGTATTTCCTCAAATGCCTCGGCGAAATCCTTATCGGACTTGCACCAGTTATATGGCGTCTTCCGGCTCTTGATACCCGCCGCCCTGCACGCCGGCCAGACGGCACCGTAATACTCATATTTCTTGAGAAATAATTCCTTGCATTGTTTGGTTGTCAGCTTCGCAGCCATCAGTATCACCTGTCTCCGACACGGCTCTGGCGGCACACTCGGGATGCGCCCTCCGCAGGTGGATAGTCTGGCCACGCCGTACCTGGACGAATACATAAGAATGCCCGGTCTTGATGGGCGCCGGGCAGAACTCGCATCTTAATTTACACTGCGCTATCCGTACTTTTAGGGTTCATTATCATCCCCCGCGGCGATGCTCTCGTTCCGAGCGATATTCTGTAGCTTGGACATCAGCTTGTCCTTGGGGTCTACATCCAGCTGGATAGGCTCTCCGTTCTTGCCGACATGCTCGTGCCGCTCCTTCTTCCCCCAGTCCTGCGGGTGTTTCCGCTCCAGCCACCAGGCAGCTGCCTGCCAGGTATCCTTGGCGGCGGACTGGATGACGGCGACATTGCGGGCTATCGACTGAGCCTCGGCCTTTTTTACCGACTCAAAAAACTCAAAATATAAGCCTTTCTGGCTCTTCTCTCCCCGCTTCATCCAATTGATATAAGTCTGCTCGCTGATACCGACAGCCTGACACGCCGTCTTGATGTAATTGCCGGCGCTAATCAGCTGGCATATTCGCTCCTGCAGCTGCGGATTTAGTTTCGTCTTCCTGCCCACTATTGATCCTGATCGCTTTTTTACCGGTGTACTTTTGCCACCTGTTGATGATGACGTCGCAATAGTGGGGGTCGAGTTCCATCATGTAGCACCGCCGGCTCATCTTTTCACAGCCGATGAGCACGCTGCCGGACCCGCCGAATGTATCCAGGACCCGGTCACCTTCCTTGCTGTTATTCCTCAGCATCCGCTCGGTCAGGGCCACCGGCTTCTGAGTAGGATGCACATACTCATTGCGGACATCCCGGGGCACGTACCACACGTCCAGGTAATCCATGAAGGTCATGCGGTCCATCCAGACATCACGCTCCTTGGCGGTGGCCTTCTTGTTCTCGTAGGGCTTCTTGCCATTCTTCCAGCAATAGGCTGCCGCCTCGTAACACTTGTGATAGGTACCGTAGCCGAAGACAATGTTGTCTTTCAGCCAGATAATAGATGGCTGGATACTGTACCGGGTACCACATATAGACCGGCGCCTTCTCCGCGGTGAAGTTGAAGATGTTCTCGATGACCGCGGTAAGAAAGTAATGATAGCCAGCCAGGGTCTTGTCATCCTCAAAGGCCTTCAGCTTGCCGCCGTATTTGCCACCGGTGTAAGTATTGCCGGCCTTGGATTTATAGTTCACGTTATAGGGCGGGTCGGTGATTACCAGGTCTGCCAGGGCACCGCCCATCAGCTTCTGGATATCGGCACGCTGCGCCGAGTCACCGCATAGTAGGCGGTGATCCCCCAGCTGCCACAGGTCCCCGAACTTGCAGGCCGTATCCTCCCCCTCCGGTACTTCGTCATCATCAATTAAGCCGACCGTTGGCTCCGGTATCTCAGCTAACAGGTTCTCAATCTCTCTCTCACTAAACCCGGTAAGCTCCATATCGAAGACGCCGGCATCGAGTTCCTTTAACAATTCACTGAGGACTGGCATATCCCAGTCGGCCAGCAGCGCGGACTGGTTATCCATCAGTGCATAACCCTTGGCGGTGGCTGGGTCATCCTTCACCATGGCGGCCGCTACCCGTGTCCATCCCAGTGCCTTCGCCGCTCTCCATAGCCCGTTGCCGGCCTCGATGATGCCCGTCTCGCTGTTGACGACGATAGGCTTTCTCTGGCCATAAGTCCGGAGGCTCTTCTTGATAGCAGCCAGGTTGCGGGATGAATGCTTCCTAGCGTTCTGCGGGTCCTCCCGGACGGAATCGATATCCACCGCCAGGGGTGCCAGTCCTTCAGCGATATTCTCCATGTCCCTCCCAAATAAAAAGCCCGGGGATTACCCGAGCTCTAAATAACATTGGGCGCCTTCCTGGTTCGACCTTCCAGTCCAGCGCCCCTCAAGCTACGTCCGATGGAGCCGCTTCACACTCCATCTGTTATTAATTATACCATCGATTCTGAGGTGTCAACCCCCACTGTCAGGCACGAATTAGCCTCAGACAGCATTTTCCAACTTGAAAAACGTTAGCTTCAACTTGATTTCCTGCCGGCGCCGGGCCGGGTACCTCCCCATGTCTTCCCGCTCAGGATGCCGGCCATACGGTAGACAGCCCTATCCTCTATCGCCATGACCTGGCTTACCGTCTTCCCCAGCCAGTATGCGCAATCCCCGGGGCTCCGCTCATCGATGTTGACAGCAAGCAGCACGAACTTCTGCTCCGGAGACAGCTGCTGTATCGCCCTATCAATATCAGCCTTTAAGAGCACTGCCATCTCAAACGGCGACCGCGAGCTGCCGCGCCTGGTCATCCGCGGGCCCCAGTACTCAGCATAGCCGCTGTCTGAAACCGGTAGTTGCCCGGCTTCCAGGGCGGCATAGCTGGCCAGTAACTTTCTTATCAACGCGATACTGTAACCACTGCTCATTTGCTGCTCAAGATTCGCTGTATCGTCCGGAGGCTGACTCCATACCTCTCGGCCAGCTCCGGCACTGTTACTCCCTGATTAGCTAACTCCTTTATCTCCTGATTACGCTCCCTCTTCCGCGCACTGGCCACGCCGCCTTCTTCCAGGACGCACCTGTCAAAAGGGCACTCCAGACAGGACGGCGCCAGCTCGCAACCCTCGTCCTTGTAGTGAACAATCTCCGGTCTACTGTCTTTCTCCATCAAGCTCTCTCGCTGCGGCCATTCCTTTCGGGGTGAGAGACACCCTGACAACCGATATGCTCCTGGATATCCCGTCTACATAAGTCAGTACCCGGGCATCCCGGAGCTTCCGGAGGGAACTGCTTACCTGGGTTGAGGAAGAGACACCGGCGCCCTTCATGATCTCTCGCCGGTTAGGTGAGTATCCCTTCTCTCGGCTGAACCTCTCAATGAAGTCGAAGATGCTCCAGTCCCGATCGTTCAGGTTATCGCTCACGCAGAAGACGGTCTTTATCATCCTATCCTCACCGGTCGTATTCTCTTGGCTCATGGTCACCTCCCTAAAACAAAAAGGCGAAGCCCGGAGCCTCTACGGCTCTCACAGACTTCGCCTCTCATTTCCTGAGTCAGCGTGTATTTACTTGTTAATCATGCTTTACTTGTTAAGCAGTCCGGCCTTCCTGGCCACCTTCTCAAACAACACGGTCTGCACACCGGCGCCGTCTTCGGTCGGCACCAGGGCTTGCACCGGCACGCCATCCTGGAAGACTATCGTGATGCGCCCATAAGGGTTCTGACGGCCCCATTCGATAAGCGCCGCCTGCAGCGGTGTCAACTTACAGTCTATCAGCTGCACCCCGTTAATCATGAACAATCGCTCCTGCAATCATCAATATGATACCACAGCCCACTCGGGCTAACCGTATGGCGTGATCTTTCCGCCAGCTCTGCCGCTCCCCTTCTCTGAAGCTCGGCGCTCCCAGGTAAAGGGCGATGCTATATAAGCCGTCTGACATGACCCACATCCCGATCAGCCCGACGATATAACCTGTCATTTAAGTCCTTTCAAGGGGAAGTTAACCCGCTGCTGCCCAGGTATGATCAGGCCTCCGTGGGCGTCTCCCTTCTCATGCTTCTCTATCTCGTCCAGCACCCACTGGAACCAGTTCATCATGTCCTCGTGCTTGTAGCAGAGTCCATGCGGAGACCGGCCCGGGATCTGCTTGCCCTCGCAGCCCGGCACTCTGCACTTAGGCTGCGCCATGCTTCTTCCCCCTCTTCGGCTGGAACTGCGGCATGTCCGGCCGGACCGCTTGGATCACCGGCGTCGAGCCTTGCAAGGGCTTCTGAATACCCAGCTCAATATCACCGGCGTCGAGCCTTGCAAGGAATGCGGGGTCTATACCTGAGAGCCGGCCCAGGACACGGCCTTTCTCCATGGTGACCTGGTCTATCCAGCCGACTATCTGTCCCTGCTCGTCCTTCAAAGGAGCTTTGCCCGGGAAGCCGGCCACCATCTGCTCCAGCGCTTCCTCCTCGTATTGTTTCCCGGACTCTGCCAATACCAGTATTCTCCTGTCGCTCATTTGACTACCTCCTTCTCTATTTGGAAACCGACATTATATACCCATCTTTTGGGTGAATTGCCGCCTTCCTGAACTCCATACAATCAATAGACATCAACTCTATACGCTTACCTGAATTGACACAGTCAGGAATAAGGCACGGAATAACTTCCAGAGTAGAAACCCCATTCTTATCTTTGCACTCTAATAGCCATCCCGTATCCCTGCACAAAGAACATGTCATCTTATTGCTCCCTCGGCTGCGCCATGGCCTGCAGCTTCCTGATCGCCAGATGATGCTGCCCTATACCGATGGCGTCAGTAATATGGTCGCTCACATCCTCCGGCAGCCGGCGGTACTCCAGGCATATCACCCTGGCCACCGCGGCCTTATCGGCATTGCCGGCGCCGGCCACGCTGACTTTCCACTCGTTGTTGGAGTACAGCGCCATGATTAACCGGTGCCGGCGGCAGAAACGCTTAATCGTGGTGACTGCTACCTGGAGAGCTGCCGTGTTATGCCCTGGCGCCGTGAATGCCCGCTCGCATGCCACCTCGGTAAAGCGGTACTGCGCCAGAAGCTTTCCAAGCTCCCCGGTGATGTGAGAGAAGCGGTGGTCATACGAGACCTTGCTGGTGGTGATCAGGCCATAACCCACCAGGTTATCACCGTCCATCACCGCCCAGCCGAGGGTAGTACTCGAGGGATCTACCGCCAGGATCTGCATCAGTCCGGCCTCCAATTTTCACCGGCTTGCAACTCGTTGATTAACTCATGAAGCGCTTCATATGGGTCAGTTCCAAAGCCAGCCGTACCCTCCTGGATATTGTCTCCCAGCAAGGCACACAGCTTGTCTCCGTCCTGGAATATCTTTATCTCTAGATTTTCCATTGCGTAGCCTCCTTTTTTTGGGTGTGTAAATTAACGCCGGTAGCTCTTACCGGCCATCTTGATAAAGCCCTCTTTGCCACACATCTCTCGGAGCCGGTCCGCGTTGGCGCCGCCGATATGCTCCTCCAGTTCCTTGAAATCGAGATTTGTGGTCAAAACAACCTGCTGAGCATTCACATAGCGGTCATCAATGATGTTGAAGTAGACTCCCTGCAGGAAGGAATAATCTCGCGGCCGTACCTTACCGACATCATCGATAATCAGAAGTGGGAACCGCGCCAGCGAACTATACACGCCGTCCTCCGTCTCCGCCCGCGTATCCTCGTGGCGATTATATGTCTGACGGATCCTAGCCAATAGCTTTGACTCCGAGGTAAAGAACACCGGGCATTTCCGCCTTATAACCCAGTAAGAGCCCTTCTGGAACTTCGCCGTTTCCAGTGTCTCCACAAGGTGATTTGCCAGGGCGCATACCAGGTGCGTTTTCCCCACGCCGTAGACGCCGGGTGATAGCAGGACCATCGACTTATCCTTCCACCCCTTCACAGCATCGAAGGCCTTCGGCTGCAGATTATGCTTAAAATTCTCGAATGATTTCTCAAGAAATATTCCGCTGACGCCGAACTGATCGTACCATGCATCCCGCTGCTCCTCCTTCGCTTCCTCCAGCTCCTGATGGTACCGTTCGATATCCTCTTTCTCACGCTGCTTGCGCCGGCACTCCGGGCACTGTTTATCCGGAGACAACTCGCTACCGTCGGGCCTTATCCAGACCGTAGTCTCGAAAGAGGCACCGCACTCGTCACACGTCCGCTCCTCTTTACGACTCGAGGTCGTCGAAAGCCCCTGCCGGGCGGTTTCCAGGGATTCCCCGATTCTTCTCAGAACCATGATCACCTCCTTTTAGACGCTCGTTTCCTCGCGCTGACACTCTCCTGGCCTGAGCCAGGGCATCACTCTCCGCCGAGATTTTCCGCGCCTTCTGCATCCAATTAAGCAATGCCAGTTTTTTATTTGAAGGCGGCTTGCGCCGGCCCTCATACCAGTACAGGTGAAACTTCTCCAGTTCCCCGTCAAAGTCCAGGTCCTTAAATCTTTCTCTTAAGGATTCCTGAAAGTCCTCAAACGACGTCGTCTTGTTGCTTTTGTCTAATGCTTTTGTTAGATGCTTTCTTGCTTTTGTGTTTGCCCCCTTAGGCAATGGTTTCGTTGCCCCCTTAGGCAATAGCTCCCCCCCCTTAGGCAATGGTTCGTGCCCCCTTAGGCAATGGTTATTATCGTTTTCACTATTGCCCCCTTCGGCAATGGTTGAGCCTGTAACATCTATTGCCCCCTTAGGCAATGGTTCGTGGTGTGTATTATTCACTTCGCCCCATAGGTCATAATCCTTCTGGATGGCATAGTCCAACTGCTGCCCCTCGCCCTGGCAGGTAATCATACGCCGTTCTACTAGCAGCTTTATGGTGCGACCGAGGTGCCGGCGGTCCATGCCGGTGAGCTCCTCGAACTGGCTGTAGCTGATGCGGTCGCTCTTCTTATTCCAGCCGTAGGTCTTCCGGAAGATGCACCAGATCACCCGGCTTTCATAGGCCGAGAGGTTTACCCGGGCCAGGGCCTCTACTATCTCATTGGCTATCTTGGTGTGACCATCCTCTAATTGAGGTTTCGCCATTCAAAATTCCTCTATATTTCTTTGCACACAGAATCGTCCCCTCACAACAAGTTCCCCTGCATCTTCGCCAGGGCGTACCAGTTATTGAAGAGCTGGTCTAGCTCCGGCTCGTACACTTCATCTATCCACCAGGTCTTGGTGTCCGGCCGCCACTCCCGGTGCCGGTGGTCTATGGTCTCCTTCAGCTTCTCCACGAACTCGGCATCATACCGGAACTGGATCAGCCAGCCGGGTCTCCCCTGAGCATCTCCGCCTTTAATGCAGCTGGTGAGGTTCATGAGAGACCTCCTATAAAAGTGGGCGTCATTGTAAAGACCGGTATAATCCACTCCGGGCAATCCCCCCGGGCAAACAGGACCACACCGATAGTCTCACCCTTAACCTTAGCCCTTAACTTCTCCATGCTCCGTCCGGTCGTCAATACATCGTCAACAATGAGGGTCGGCAGATTGTCATCCATAGTTCGGTAAAACTTCAGCGCTTCTGCCAGCCTTAATCCCCCAGTAGCGATTCCTATTACCTCCTTGAACTCAATTACCCTGCTGATGAGCCTGGCAATTGTTATCCAATCCTCCGGAGCCAGAAAGGCGCACGCTATCTTGAACCAGGACTTTGAACCCGAGTGGAGCCTGAAATTACCTTGCCGAAATAAGCTCATGCCGGCACCTCCCGATAGTAATCAGGATTGTCTTTATCAAACTGCTCCGCCTGTCGTTTCAAGACTTCCCGTCTGATTGGCATAGGCAAAGTCATTAGCTGCTTCGCCGTCCAACACAAGTAATCAGTTATCGTCCAGATGGTCTCGCACTTACGGCAAATGATATCGTCTGGGTAGCCATCTTTCGTTTCATACTCATGCCTGCACCTCTTAGTCATTTGGCACCTCCTGTCTGAGTTCCCTGATGATGATTTCTTTGTGGCTGCCTATCTGTATGCCAGCTTCTCTCGCGCCCAGCAGAGGCTGAAGGTTATCCTTCAGGAAGATGGGTATTCCCGCTTTATCGGAAGCCGATAATATCTCCTTCACCCACTCTATCTTTGGTGGTCTGAATGGCTTGGTCTGAGCGCCGATGATGATCCAGCTGATGCCCCACTGTTTGAGCATCGTCGCTATGAAGCCGGCGCCGCCGAGGTCCCAGTCCAATAGTGGCTCTGCTGATATGTACTTGACCTTGGCATTGATGCCCTCCAGCGCGTGGCCGGCATCAATAAACATCTGGGCGCCTGTAGCGCTCACGCCCACCCAGCAATTATCTGGAAAGTAGCTTGGTGATGTCGGCAAATTCTGGGGTTGCTTGGTAAGCAGATAAAACCGGTGCTGCCGATGCACTTTTACCTGGTCTATAACTCTGTCAGTCCATGCTTCGGGAACTCCGATACCGAATAGATCGGACATGTCACAGGTGAATATCCCCCTCGGCTCTTCCTGGAATAGCCCCCTGTCGTGGAGCCTTGACTCCCAGAAGCGTGGATAGAAGGGATTCGTTGTTGCTAATGCATAATTGAGGGCATCAACCCCGTCACTCTTGAAGTGTATATCTGCTACATTGGTATTCGCCAGGTACCTCGTCTTGAGCCGGCCGTTGGCCAACTTCCGGGCGTAGCAGTACTCGCAGCCATTGAGACAGCCGGTTATAGGATTCCATGTATATCCCTGGGATCCATCGGGGTTCCTTACCCACTCGATGGAAGTATGGTTCATCCTTCCGCCTCCCTCTCCAGCCATCCTTGACCCCAGACCTGTATGCTCCCGGATGCCAAATCGAGGCGCTTAACACGGACACAGGGATTGCCGTTTATATCCCCGGGCCCCTTTGAATAACCTACAATCTCTCCTCGGAACTTGTCACGCAACGATCTTCCGTACGACTCGCTGAGTACCACGATGTCACCGACCCGAAAGCGTTTCTCTCCTGGCTTGCCTTTGTATTTCAGTTTCTTGAATTCATCGTGAGTTATAAGTTTATCGCTCATTTCTTCCCTCCCGCCAGCTCTCGATACGTGGACATAGAGCCGGCCACGATCCAGACTATTTGCTGAATATCAACATTCCTTCCAAGTAATTCTCCTGAGTATCTGATGATAAAGCTCCTGAGAGCTTCAGTTGTGATGTGCCACATGGCCATGCCATTCTGTTGAGGTCTATGCCCATTGTGCCAGGTAGCTACCAGGGCACCGCTGTCAATCCAGGACTGCACCTTCTTATGGTCAACTCCCAGGATTTCACAGACTTCCCTCTTGGTATACCAGTCAGTCCTGCAACGCAACCCCAGCTTCAGCCTGGTGGCTTTCACTTTTACCGCGTTGGGTGACCGGTGCAGCATCTTGGCTATCTGAGGCACTGAATGCCTATGAATGAGATCCCGGAGCCGCTCTAGCTCTTTCGGTGACCAGTCCGGGCTTTTCTGCTGAAGTATTCCCAGCTTGGCAGCCTGCCCCTTGACCGTCCATTTCGTAACGCCGAGCCTGTCGGCTATATCCTGGGCGCTGGCATTAGTGCCCCTGTAATCACGGCGGACTATCTCCAGCTCCTCATCCGTCCACCGGTGCTTCGGAGCTTGCCCTCCCTTGATGCCGGCTGAAGATAGCATTTCTTTAGTCGACATGCTTATCTCCTTGCTAGCTCCCGGTAAGTATCCAGCCATTTGAGCTGCACTTCCTTCTTCCATTTGGGATTGAAAGCGGGGAGCCCCGGCAAATTAGATGATGCCGGCAACCGGATGATGGTCACCTGAAAGCTGGCCGGTACCACATGGTCACCTTTGTCTACTTTGGTAGTAGATGGTTTACTTTTGTTCACTTTAGTAGCAGAAGGTGACTTGGCCGGCACCTTGGCCACTTTGTGGAATGCCTCCACCTTAGCCGGAGTTCCCTCACCTGGTGGCAACGGGCGGTATTGCAAGCGATTATTCCCCGGGATCCTGGAGGGGCATTTCTTTTTCGAGCACCAACGCTGTTCATCGTGCTCATAGCTGTGTTCGCACGTCTGGCACTTCTTGCCTCTCAGCTTCCGGGCTTCAGCCAGTCGCTCTCTCCTGATGGCCACCGGCGCCATTTCAGGTTCAGTAGCTGCCAGTTCGGGCTGATTAGAGCTACTTGGAGCTAATAAAGGCTCTTTGGTGCTATTAGCTTCCTCTTCATGCCGTGTTGTCATAATCACCTCCATTTCTTTCAGACTTATCCTCTTCCCACAGTTGAGACATGCCCAAACGGATCCATATTCCTCAGGCTCCAGAAGCATCAGCCCCTGGCATTTCGGGCATGTCCGGGTGCTCATTCACCGCCCCCCCCCGATTTTTGGTACTCCGCTTTCATCCACCTCCACGTAAAAGAACCGCACCACATAGCAAGTAGCAGACATGGGTGCGGACTTCCATCTCTCCCAGAGCTCACGCGGAGTCATGCCGTTTACCCGGGCCCCGATGCTCTCCAGGTAGGCAAACCCTTCGGCTTTCCAGTCTGAGTCCGGTACCCGGCAGTATGGCTCTTTGTATGGCGGCATAGCCAGCTTAATAACGGTTATCTGCTGGCCACCATACCGGGCACTCCGGTTATAGCCGGCCACCAACTGCCCCGCCTTGAACCGCCTGGCGTAGTCATCATTCCATTCCCGGCGGGTGCAGGTCTTCAGGCGAGCTTCAACTGCCGGCGTAGTCCAGGCAAAGGATATTATCGGCATGCCTGGCTTAGGCATTGTCTCCCTCCAGGATGCTCACCAGCAGCTCTGAGTTCTGGGAGGACGGCAGATTCCTCAAGTTCTCAAGGATGGTAGCGGCAGTACTTCCCCAGCCCATATGCTTGCCCAGGGCCAGGACGCAACCTCTCATGGTCTTGCCGCGGACTTCTGTCTCACCCAGCTTGAAGCTGTGTTCCTTCTCCCCATCGGTGGCCGTGTGAATGACCAGGTCAGCAAGTGGGTCTTTGCTATCAGAAGTGCTATCAGAAGTGCTATCAGAAGTGCTTTCCTTTACCTTCCGAGTCCGGCACTCTCCGTCCACGATGTGAGGCGAGGTGATAAAGGTGCAGCAGGGCCGGCCGGTGCCGACCTTCTCCTGGTCTGCCCAGTGGCAGCCGTCGCAATACTTGAACTGGAAGGAAAGCAGCTCCTGCTCATCGCTGTTAGCCTCCGCCTGCTCCGCTTCACTGGCAGCATCGAGCTCCCTCTCCATCCGATACATGTCTTCATCGGCAAGGCATTCTACTTCAGCACCGGCGTCCTCTTCTTTGTCATCCTCTTCATCCTTAGCCGATTTCTTCCAGCACTTCCCTTCAAGGTAGACCTGCATCAGGGTCTTGCATCCGCCCTTATCATGCCGGCAGGTCTTACAATGCTTCTCCCGGAAAGCGGCGATCTGTTTCTCCACCTTGCCGCCGGTACCTTCCAGGTCTGCCAGCATCTTGTTGAACATGCCCTTCTTTCCTTCGTACCGCTCCAGGGTTAGTACCAGGGCAATTGTTTTCTGGATGGTGTCTACCTCATTGCCCGAGGCGAAATATCCACCCGGGTCCGGTATGCCATATATCCGGGCAAACCTCTCCCTAGTATCCTCCCTGGAATGCATGAGAAGATAATCGGTGATGACTTTGAAGGCGGTGGACTCATTGCTCAGCTGGTCACAGGCTGCCTTGACTCGCTCGGTGAGCTTCTTCTCTTCTTCCCGGGCTTTGGTAGCCGCCTTATCCTGGTAGGCTTTCTCCTTGGCCTTGAAGCATTTAACGTCTATACAAACCGTCTCTGTCCGGCCGTTCCAGAGCTTGCCTACAGCTCGCCGCTGGCAGCCCTCACACTCCTTCGGGTTATCGATAGGACGGTAGCTTTCAAAGCGCTGATAGTCCCGCCAAGTGAGCTTGTCCAGGTCGAGGACGCCGTCTTTCTTGTCATCTCCGGTGCCCTCCTTAGCCGCGGCAATCTCCGCCTCCATCTTTTTGATGCGCTCTTTCTCGGCCTGCTTCGTCTTCTTCTCAAAGCACGCCGTGTCCAGGCAGCGCCATCGCTTCCTTTCGTTCGAGTATGGCGTACCCAGCTTCACGCGGTGAGGGCACTTCTCGCAGTCCTTGACATCGAAACTCGGTTTGGGATAGTCGTCAGGGTCGATATTGTTTGACTTGTAATACATCGTCCTGGCGACTTCATTCGAAAGCTGGTTGACGGAGTAGGCGTCCTCGATAGACCTGTCCAGTACTTCCTTCTGCAGCTCGGTGCTATAGTTGAGCCTCAGCAGCTGCCGCCCATGGGTTTCCGATATTTCCTGAGAAATAATCTTCTCCTGGACATCTGCCGGCAGCTCCAGCAGCCGGATGGTGTTGGCTATCTCACCCTGGGAGCAGTTGTGCTTCCTGGCCAGCTCTATCTGCGGTATCTTGAAGTCCTCCAGGTACCGCCTGTAGAGCTTCGCCAGCTCAATAGGATTCAGGTCCTTGCGGATGGTGTTTGCCTCCATCACCATGTCGGCCATCTGCTGGTCTGTCAGGTCCTTGACCACGCATGGCATCTCGGCATAGTCCTGCAGGCCGAACTCCTTGAAGTTAAAAAGAAAGCCGGCTCTGCGAAGCCAGCCATCCCCTATTTCATACTTGCCATTTTTGCCCGGGCGGACCACCGGCATCTGGATCAGGCCGTGCTCCTGGATGGAGTAGGCGAACTTCTTTGCCGTGTCTGGGTCCATCTCTATCCTGGTTTCGGGCTGGTATGGATTCGGTATCAAATCATCGAGCCGGATATGCTGAACCGGCTCTTTAGACGTGGTGGGTTGCTTGACGCTTTTAGTTACCATC